TTGTAGGTGTTGTTAATGTTTTATTAGTGAGTGTCTGTGTGCCAGTAAGCGTTGTTACTGTGCTATCAATTGCAATGTCATTAGCATTAGCATCAATACCTGTGCCACCAACTACGTTAAGAGTTACAGCACCTGTTGTACCACCACCAGTTAAGCCATCACCAGCAGTTACTTCAGTGATATCACCTACTGGAATAGTGGCTACTTGTGTATCTACATATGCTTTAATGGATTGTTGGGTAGCAAGATGACTGGCACTGTCTGATGCCATATTGTCTTCATCTTTAATAGACGTTCCGCTTATTGTACTGTTAAGAACGGCACTTGTCAAGGTTTTATTCGTAAATGTTTGTGTATCAGCTAATGTAGCTACAGTGCTATCAATTGCAAAGCTTATTGTCTGAGCAGAACCTGTTGTATCAATACCTGTCCCACCTGTAAATGTTAAGGATTGGCTATCTAAGTCAACATTCTGCGCACCGCCGCTATCACCAGAAAAGTCTAAGTCTTGTGCAGTTACCTGTGCATCTACGTAAGCTTTAATAGATTGCTGAGATGCCACTTTCGTAGCACTGTCAGATGCCATATTATCTTCATCAAGAAATGCTGTACCGCTGATGCCAGTATTTAGTATGGCATTTGTAATTGTTGGTGTAGTAAGTACAGGTGTTGTTAGAGTTTTGTTTGTAAAGGTTTGCGTGTCTGCCAGTGTAGCTACTGTACTGTCGATAGCAAAAGTCATAGTCTGTGCAGAACCAGTAGTATCAATACCTGTACCACCAGTAAAGGTCATTGACTGACTGTCTAAGTCTATGCTTTGTGCGCCGCCTGTATCACCCTGATAATCAAAGTCCTGTGCAGTTACTTGTGCGTCTACATAAGCCTTAATAGACTGTTGTGTGGCTAATGCTGTAGCACTATCTGATACAAGATTATCTTCATCTAGGATATCGGTAACAGTTGTTGTAGGCATTGCAATACTGTCTAAGTATGCTACACCATCCAAATACAAATCTTTCCACTCTGCTGCACCACTACCAATATCACGAGTGTTGTCAGCATCTGGAATTAAATCTGCACCAAGTGTACCTGATACAATCACATTACCAGAAAGAGTCATAGTACCGGCAATGTTAGCATCACCAGCTAAATGTAAATCTTTAAACTTAGCACCGGATGTGCCTAAATCAATATCATTATTAGTTACAGGAACAATAACGCCATCTTGAAAACGTACTTGTTCTACTGTTGAACCTAATCCACCAGCATCTACAAATACACCTACACGATTATTTGTGTTATCAACTACAACTTTATTTAACGGAGTAGTAATGCCAGGGTCTCCAATCAAACCAATGACTGGACCCTCTGCTGCTGTACCGTCATGTTTATGACCAGATGAATTATTAAATGCCGCTAGTACTTGGTCAAACTCATCATTACTGTCGGCAGCATCAATAACGTCACCGTCAGTATATGTAGATTGTCTAGTATATCCTGCCATTACCTTCTTGCTCCTGCAGTAAATTCTAATTGAAACCCTTTAAGGGTATATGCGGAGGATGTGTCATTGTCCACAACTCGCATTGCAATGGCAAAACCACTACCTTCAATTGGTTGTCTAACTAGGGGGTTAGACTGACCACCATATGTTGCTGTGCCATAAACGGAACTACCATACAGTGCCACAATTTGGGAACTGTCAAAGGGATAAGCAGCTGGTCGTGCCACAGTCGGGGATTCGTAGTCGTATCTAATAAATAAATCTGAGTTAATTACACCAGTAGGTGAATAGTTAATGATAACCCTTTGGAAGTTCTTACGTAATCCTGCATCACCCATTGTCATGTCAGGGGAACGATAACGTCCTATAATGGACACACCGTCAAACGTATTGCCTTGTTCTTGCCTATACACATAGCCATCAAAGCCGCCATGCAATACATAAGACTCTCCCTGAACAACTAAAAAGTCCGTTGATGCAGGTTGTATACCTTCTATTTCAGAAAATTCAAAACCATTATCTTTAAGTACCGCTATAACACCACGAGTTTTTGCAGATGTACTTCGCCCTGTGTTAGTAAAAAACAATCTGTATTGTGTTTTACCCGGAACTACTACGCTATCAAATTGCGATACATCAGGAAAGTTATCAAATAGTTCTTGAATAGGTTTGGTAATAGTACCAAGGTTAACGTCATTAATTTTTTCAGTAGCAGCTACAGTACGTATCCCGTCCTTACCCAAGAAAAGGACTTCACCCGCTACTTCTTGTATTGTAAATCCGTTAAGGCAACCCACATCCCTAGTAACAGGTTGCATTTGAAAATCTGCTGTGGTTGTGCCAGTTAACCTAAAAATACGCTCTTCGCAAAATATAAATAACTCATTACGAAAAGGAAATAACCCTGTAATAACGCTATCTACGCGTATTGCGCCTGCGCCATTTGCAGTGCTGAAATCATCATCTGTAAAAGGTGCAGTAAATATTATTTCTTCTGGATTAGCACTGTGTCCCGCAAAAAAGAATGCATTCTTATATCCAATAACAAATTTAGGGTCAGCAGGTGCGCCTGTAGCGTTTAAATCCGTTACCGTCGTGCCATCATACTTAGTTGCATGATTAGCACCGTCTGCCCAAATAATAGTCTCAGTACCATTTAGATTATATCTAAAATGTGTATACTTGCCTGCGCCGGTACGACCTGTGTCAATAGCTGTCCACGAACCAGTAGTTCCAGCTTTATATACGCTTGTTCCCCGTGCTGCAATTACTGTGTTATTACCAGCAAAAAAAGCAGACATTAATACAGGTTCTGTATCTGCAGCGGTATAAGGAACAACATTAGGGTTCCATTTTAGATACCCATCAATGCGTCTATACCCGCCCCGAATATCCGGCTCGTAGTTTAGTAATTCAAGAGCCATTCCCGGAGACATATTAAAAGTTGGCTGGTCAAGAACTAGGCCACCCTCTAAGGGAAAGTAATACGGATTAAGGCCAGTTTCATCTGCCATTATATGTTATCCTAAAATACTGCACTGCTACCGTATCGTTGTACGGCAGGTAAGTATGTGGAGCGTACATAATCCGCACGATTGAGAAGCAGAGTTTGCATTTGTTTAATACCTTCTTCAAATCTAGCGAAATTTAATCCGTACTGTTGGGCTTCTCCACGGTATTGGTAGGCGTAAGCAGTGGCTCCATCAACTATAACTTGTCTAAATTGTTCTGGAATAGTCGGAACATCTACTGCTGCAGCCAGCGCAGTAGGCTTATCGAAGTATTCGTAGACTAGCTCATAAGCTTTATCAGGATACGGATACAATCCAAAGTTGTTGTCAGGTGTTCTAAAAACGAGGTTCGGTATACCGCCTGATATAAATTGGGCTACACTAGTAGTATCAGCATGGGAAGCCGCTGTGGTATTGGAAGCACCTCTTGTACAACCAGTAAATGTAGTATTTGTAATACCTGTATACGTAATGGTTTCATTTTCGATTTGGATACTGCCGACTGCATCAAAACCTGCTGTACTAGTTACAGTAATGGTAGTTACAACTGCACTTATTGCACCGTTAAGTGCAGTGCTCGTAACGTCACTTTCTTGTGATATGTATCTTTGCGTATATTCTTTGTAATCAATAATATTTAAAGTAATTCCAGAGGAAGCCAAACTTTGATTTTTACTAATTCTAAATGAATCATAGTCTACTGATTGGGCAGTTGTGGGAACCGTATATCTAGTAGTGCCCGGTATCAAAGTTTGTGTTTGCGTGGCGTGTGTAAACGACCAACCAAACTCTCTTTGATTAATATAGTTAATAGCATCATTAATTGCGTTTTGGCATTGAATTTGAAATCCTCTTGCAGCTGAAAAATTAGATGCAGAAAGAGGAACCTCGTTCATACGAGCAATAACTTCATTTGTTAGACCTAAATAGTCGTATGCCATTGCGCACCCTTATTAAAAAATATAAGTAAAGGGGCAAGTTACCCTGCCCCCTTACGTTAGTCTTTAAGCAACGTCACGTGCTACTTCTTGAGCAGTCAAATCGCCTTCATCATTGCAATCCATGATTACAGCCCAGATACGCATCTTACCAGTAGTAACTGCGCCACCTGAGAGTGTAACAAGTTTCAAGTCAATGTTGTCATCAGCAACAGCCATCCGTGGAGAATAAGCTGCTGGGTTCTGTGCTACAACACCTGCTGCAGAAGTTCCGTCAAAACCATCGACAAAATCTTCAGCGGCAATCATGCCTAAGTCTACTGTAAGAGTAGAACCATCAGAGGCAGTATCGACTTCAATACCTGCATTCATCACCATCATGCCTTTTTTAACAGCAATTACTGGAATGACATCGCCAGCGGCAAGTGCGCTACCTTTGTCAGACAGTGCTGTTGCAAAGTCAAAAGTGGTCTGAACCATGTATGGATTACGCCCACGCTGCGAGTTGCCGCGTGCGGCTTGGAGAGTGTTATCACCTAGTGCCATGATTTAATCCTCCTATACCAAGCAATATTTGGCGTTGATAAGAGCCTCTGGACGGAGAATCTTACGGCCATACAGATGCATACCACGGACAATGTCAGCAAAGCTGTCAGGGTCACGGTATGTTTCCGTTTTGTTGATTTGGTCAGCAGTAGCAACCGCTGAAGAATGACCACCAACAATGATACCAAAGTTATCGGCTTGTGTGCCAGACGCTGAAGGTCCAGTACCGGCCTGTGGTAGATTGTTAGAAACATGAACTTGGAAGCCATGCAGGTTATTCAAAATCAAACCATTCTGAAGTCCAGAACCACCGAAATCTGAGTCAAACAAACGTGAGTCTTCATCTTTCAGTAGTTCAACGAACACTGGGTCAACAACCAACCAACGACCCTGTGTCTCCACGTTTTGCAGGTCAAGTTGACGAGCCATACGTGCAATCACAGTAAGTGGGTTAGCAGTAGCAGTTGCTGTTGGAACAGCTTCTGAAGCGCGAGGCTTTAGAATGATTGTGTTACCAGCAACACCAGCGTTGAAATCAGATGCATCCAGCTTCATTGAAGCAAGGAGTTCGTCTGAACCAGCAGTAGCAACAGCTTTAGTACCATTAACAGTAGTGTTTACTGTGTCTGGACGACCACTGATTGCAGACTGCTTGTAGCCTGACAGGTAGCCAAGAACATCTTGGTCAAACTGGTCAGCTAGGCGGTATGCTGCACGGTTGCTTGAGAGAGACTCAAAGTTAACGTGCGAATGTGCTTCCTCAATGTCGTCAACTTTAAAAGCAAAGTAGTTTGCTTTGTCAACGGTGAGGGTAAAATCCTCATCATCAAGGTCTTGCGGGGTAATTGTTGTACCACGCTCGTATGCTTTGACAGTAATCTCAGGTTCTTTAATGATTTTAACTGAATCACCAAAGTTTGCGATTTCTCCAAAGTAGTCATTATTCGTAATTGCGTCACAAACAGCGGCCTTGCGGAATGCAAGCTGCACCTGTTTGGAGTAAATTACAGGACTAAAATTACCATTCGGTAAGTTGTTATAGCCCGGAGCTCTTGGAAAAGCCATAATCCATCTCCTATGTTTTGGATTTTACAGATGCAAACAGTACAATTCTTTGCAGAGGCTGTATAACGTAGGGTGTACTATGTACAAAGGTGGCCGCCGATGTACTAAGTAGGCCATGTTACTCAGGTAATCTTTAAGATGTTTGTAGTTTGCTATTTTGCAGCGTCGGCAAGGAGCTACCTTGCCTATTCTACACATGACAAAAGCACCCGCTTTTGCCAATTCATTATTTATCTAGCTGCACCAGATAAATCATAAATAAAGTTTCCACTACGAATAGCGTCAGCAATTGCGTCAGCGTGCTTTTCGTATTCGTGTGCAGTCATTTTTTCTACTTCAGATTCTTTAATGGCTGAAGCTTTTTCTTCTGACTGTGGTTTTGTTATCGAATTTTTACTAGAAACAGAGCGAGCTGCATCTTTGTTATTTGTTTTTTTAGCCTTTTTAGTTACTATATCACTGTCAATTTTATACAGGTCAATAGCACGTGCGGCTGATTTTGCGTCATTTTCGTTTTCGTACAAAGCCTGTTGTACCCACGCAGGTTGCTCTTGTACCCACGAATGAAAATCTTCGCTGTTTCTAATCTCATCAAAATCAGGGTGCAACTGAAGTAGCTCTACTTCAGCCCGTTGGCGATTTGATTCTATCTCGCGTTCAGCGATATGCTGTAACCGCTTTTCAATAGAAGAATCCAACTCTTGGGCTTTTTTAGTAGCAATTGTTTCTACAATTTTAGCAACATCTGGATATTGCTTTGACCACTCAGAAATTTCTTCATCTGATTTAGGTAGCTTTATACCCTCTTTTGTGGCTGAAGATAACTGCTCTTCAAGTTGGCGTATTTGATTGCGCATATCTTGTTCTTTTTGCTGGGCATGGCGGCGCAAGTCACCATATCGTTTCTTAAATGTTTTTTCTTCAGGTTGCATAGCTTCAGTTTCTTCAGCATCCTGTTGTTCTTCAATTACAGCATTACGTTCGTTTTGCAATGCTTCTAGTTCTGAAATTTCTTTTGAGTTATCCCTAGTATATCGTGTAGGGGCAGCTACTGCTGTAGCCTTTTCTTGTACAGCCATACGAGCCATAGTCTTCTCCTTGTCGGGGCCACCAGTAGCCAAATGGGGTGATGGGTAGCCAGTCTACAGCCTAATTATAGGCTGTGAAAATAATTATATCAGTTATTTTAAGAAAAGTCCAGTGATAAAGAAACTAAATG